AAGTCCATTAAAAGTATTCAACCAACTTGAATACCCTGGCTTATATTCTTCATCAGTATGATTTGTGATTTTACTTTCATTTAAATCACTCATTGTAAAACTATCACCTACTTTAATATTCCAATTCATTACATATTCCCATAAACAAATTCAATTGCTCGTCGCGCTTCTACATCAAGCGGTCTATTTTGATACCAATTACCAGTTTCACGATCGAGTTCTTTACAAAGTTGAGCTACTTCGTTTTCTGTAATTGGATATTTCTGTTTTACAGCATTTGCTGCAATTGATACCATAATTTGATACATCTTATGATACCAGCCAGTTTCACTGATAGTCTGATATTCAGATACCATTCTTTTACTTACAAATGGACAATCACGGTATGACGTCCAAGTTATGTTTGTATTTTGCATTTGATCTTTACGATGCTGAATAATTTTTTCTTGCATACCCTCTGGTAAAGAATCAAATAAAGTATTACCTGATTTCTTTTCTAAATATGGGTGTTTACGTAATAAACCATATACATCAATAGAATCACCAGGACGGCTGAATATAAAATTATTACTGCCAGCATATTGCGCAGGGATATAATACATTCTTGACAAATCCTTAGTTTGTCTATCTCCCATTGAGTCAAGTTCGGTATTAAGTGCAAACCAGAAGTGTTTAATTTGGCTAACTTCAATATGTTTGTTAAGATGAAAAACCAATCTGAACTTTGGCTGTTCTAGTGTACTGCTTGCAGTAGAATAACAAATAAACTTCCAATTAGGAATCAGATCATTAAGTTTATCACGTAAATTTTCCATCGTACAATTAAAATCATCAACATCAACAGCAGCCCATCCTCCCCAACTCAATACGTTTTTATTTGCACGAGTTGTATCTTTAATATAAGTTGCTGGAGAGATTAGCTGTGCTGATCTTTTATTTTTTCTTTCTACCTCTGAAAACTTATATAGGAGCTGCCCGATCTCTGCAAAGCTCGAGCATTCCATAGACCTATGAGTCTTATTATCAAATATAGAATTAAAAAGAGTAAGGAATATACCCATGGTTTCCCTGATGATTTGGTGCTTTCCAATTTGACGGTTTCATTAGATCTGGAAGACCTAATGGATTTGGCCGCTCTGGTTTAATACCAGGCTCTTTGCTCATATTTGCGGTATGTACACGATTCCACGCTTGATCAGCATCAATACCAAACGCATCAAGCGTACCGATTGCCACAACGCACAAGTCAATTAAACCATCTACAACTTCTTCTGCATCATTTGATTCAATAGCTTTTTGTGTTTCTGATAATTCTTCGAGAAGAAAGTTTGCACGAAATTTTAGGAATTCTCTTAAATTTTCTTTATTGCCATCAATGATCTGTTTATTGACCCATTCGGTAACACCGAATTTACGATGCATATCATTAATATCTTGAACCCATTTACTAGTCATAATATATCTCCTTATCAATAAGTATTATTATACCATGTTCTTATGTGATTGTACACTATCCAAAGAAATCTTCTAATGTATTTTTTTCTTCTACTGACCAACCAATTGCTTGCATAATAGGTTCAATTGGATCAACAAAAGTCTTTTGAAACTGTAAGTCGTAATCAACATAACGCTTTAAACCAAATTCTTCTGGTAAAAATGTTGGAAACGCAATTACATTTTCTTTAATAGGATTTGGCATCTTGAGATAACAAAACTTAATCTTTTCGCCGTTCTGAATTTTTTCAAGTTTTTTATCGAGTGCTTTATCTTTTATTTGCTGATTATATAGTATTGCGCCACGCACGTGAATAGGAGTACCTTTTTTATAAAGAGTTTGCCTATTAGTCCATTTGCTTATATAACTGACTCCACGCGGAAAGGATATTTCTTCTGGCGGAAGTGTAATAAAATGATCTTTAAAGACTTGAATAGCTTTTTGTGTATTAGCTTCAGAACCACTGACGATAACTTTAAATAACTGCTTAAGCGCATCACGGCATGCTGCAGGAGTACTTGATTTGATCGCTTCGATTCCCATAATCTTAAGTTTAGGTTCAGCATAACGAACACCTTCGTTATCATACACATTTAGGATATACCGCTTCTTTGCAGTCCATATGCCACGATCTGCAATTACTTCGCGACCCATTTCCATACGTGGAAGATAAGTAGTAAATTGCTTATGCAGTTTCTTATAGCAATCAGCAAGCATTGGTTCAAACTGATCATTGCATATTTTGTTTATTACATCAATATGGTTTTCTTTTACAAACTTATTTACAAGAGGACCGAAGTTAACGTAAACAGAATCAGTATCAATAGCAATTACATAATCGTCGTCTTTACCAACAATCTTAGACATAAATTCATTCATATGTTTTTCAGCCCAACGAATAACCGTTTGGCCAGTAAGAGTAATTGCTTCAGCAATACGAAGGTCAAAATAGCGGAAGTACTTATTGCCTAGCGCGCCGTAAAGAGAGTTCATAAGAATTTTGATAGCCATTTGCTGATTTTCATAACGGGCAATATCGCGTTCAATCTTAAGAACTTCAGTACGATTATTTTTATCAGTTTTTTCAAGTTGCTGTTTTGATTCGAGCATCTTACCTTTTATAATTTTACGTTCAGCGTAATAGTCAACAATAATTTTAGGTACAATGCCTTGTTGATCTTTCTTGAAATAAACTCCATTGGCGGCTAGAGCATATTCAGGACGCTCGTTGACCACACCATTCAAACACTTATCAGGATCAATTAACCTTGCATCATCATTAACAATTGTTTCAGGAGACATATTCCATTCAACAATAATATTGGGATACAGAGAATTCAAGTCAAAAGATACAACCCAATCATGCATACCAACCTGCGGATCTTTTACATAACCGCCAGGATAAGAAGTTTTGTGCTTTTCTTCTGAAGGAGGAGGAACAATCTTTTGTCTATTTAGATCGCGATATATGATTGAATCCCATATACTTGTTGTTCCAAATGTATCAGAATAATTTACACCGGCTTTATAAGCCATAGTCATAGCAAGTGCAATCAAGCCCATCTTTTCTTCAAGTCGTTCGATGAGTTCAACGTCTTTTATATTATAGTCAATAAATTTTTGATGATTTTCTTTATAAAGAGTATGTAATGAACCGTACTCTTCATAAGATAATTTATTTTCACCAAGGACAACCCATGCGATATGATCTAGCTTATATGATTCTTGCGCACCGTACGAATAACCAAACTTCTGAAACAAGTCGAGATAATCAAGCTGGGCAATACCAGATATATCATAAGCATCAAGCTGTTTACCTTTTACAGTAACTTGTCTGTATTGTACATTATTCCAAGGAGACAGCAGTTTTGCTGTATCTTCACCAAAGATTTTTGTAATACGATTTACGATATATGGAATATCAAAGAGTCGTGAGTTCCAACCTGTTATAATATCAGGAGTATTTTCTTCACGAGACCAGAAGTTTAGAAAAGATGTAATAAGTTCACGTTCATCTTTACAATGAATGTATTTTATAGTAAGAGTATCAATAAACTGTGAGTTTGACACAGAATAGTCATCTAGACCCCATACGTAATACACATTGTTAATAGTATTTTTTAAAGCAATAGAAATAATAGGATGAGCTGCTTCTTCTGGGAATGGAAAGCCGTCATCAGAAGCAACCTCAATATCAATATATGTTATATTGATAAATCCTGGATTAAAAGTAATTTCATCCGGAAATTCAGAAGTAATAAATTGATGAATATAATTTTGAGTTCCATATATTTTAAAGTTAGGAACTTCTTTATATTGATCGCAAAATTCACGAGCATCAGACATAGAATCAAAATCGATCGATGATACTTGAATACCATCAATTGATTTCCATTCTGATTCTTTTTGAGATGGTACAAATAGAATAGGTTTAAATTTTAAAGACCTTTTTACTTTTTTACCGGTTTCTGTATAACCACGATACAGAATTCTATTACCATACCTAGATACATTTGTATAAAAATTCAAAGCAAATCACCATAATCACATTAACACAGTTATTATATCACGAATAATGATCAATGTAAATATTATAGGATAAGTTTTTTGTTTTGAGTGATGATAGCACCATGTGCCTGTTTAAACTGTTCTTCTAATCCTTCCACCGCTTCTGTTACAAATACGATCGACTGGCTTTGGATTCTTATACCTTTTTTAGAAATGTTGGTATATGGCATCATATCCATTAAACCAACACCTTTTTCAGTTGGAACAATAAAACACGGTTTTTCTAAATAATAGCCGTTTGTTTCTTTTTTAGCAAAGCAGATAATTTCTTCACCAGATACTAATCTAAATACTTTCACGTCCATAATATATTCCTATTTTAAGAAAGCGCCTCCGAAGAGGCGCTTATATGTGTTTCCTAAGCTTCTAATAAAAGTTCAGGAGATGAGATTGTAATCTTGCGAGGCTTCTTCTCATCAGGAAGTTCCCGTGCAAGATGAATGGTAAGCACCCCATTAATAAGTTCAGCAGATTTGACTTCCACATATTGTGCAAGATTAAATGCGTGTTTGAATTTACGTGATGAGATGCCTTTATGTACATAATTTCTTTCTACACTTTCTTTTGGAGTTCCAGTGATAGTAAGAATTTGTTCTCGCAATTCAATATCTATTTCATCCATATTAAATCCTGCTATGGCAATTTCAATATTGAATTTATCTTTATCATTATCCCAAACTATATTATATGGTGGATAATTGTTTTGACGCATATTAGAATTTTCAAGCTGATTAAACAACTTATCAAAACCG